ATCTAAACTACCTGTAGGCAGTTTATATTTGTAAGCTGGCCTTTTGTCAATATTAAATAAGTCTAAAAACTTTTCATAGCCAGGATACTGTGTATCAAAAAACCAATTTTGATGTATTTTATTATATTCTTCTATATTCATTGTTGGTCGTTAGTTCCTAATCTAAAATTAAGCATATCGCCATTGCCAACAATCCAACCTGTAAGAATATATTTTGTATTACTTATAGGAGGATTTCCTCTATGTAGATGTGTCCATCCTGCAGGCCAAATTACAACACGACCTTGTTTTGCTTCTACACGTTTACCTTGATATAAAAACTCTGTCTCGCCGCCTTCTGCAACGTCATTAAGATATATAGTCCAAGCAAGTACACGTTCAACAGTTGCTTCGCCAAAACGTTCAGCATGCCATAAATGGTATCCTTCGCCTGACTTTGGTTCGGTTCTTTGCATAACGCATAGGCTACTTAATAAATCTCTATTCTTCAAATAAGGAAAGTCTTTTGCATAATCTTCTAAGCATGGACCTAGACAATTATAAATGTTATCAACAAAATCTTTACGTGTGCCATCTAATGCAATTTGTGTATCGCTAATAGCACCACTATTCCTTTGGACCATTCTACCCGAAGTACTTGCTGATTGAAACCACTTAACTAGTTCTTCAACCAATTCTTTAGGTATTCTATTATCGTATATTCGAATAAAATCTTCTTCCATTAAAATAATTCTCCGTATTGTATTAATTCAGTCTGGCGTGTTACGTCTCTAATAAAGTAAGCACACAACGGATCTTTATCCATTGTAATCGGAATCGTTAATAGTTGTCCGTTCTTTACTTTAGGAAAAAACCACTTGACATCGTTATAAAAATTAGTTACCTTAATGTCTCCAAAGTCTGGCTTAAAGCTGGTTAACGGATTATATAAAAATGCTTCGAACCCTCTATCTGCTATACTTGTTAATTGTAATACTTCTAAATCATTTCCGCTTTCACTACAACCTACTGCCATGTGCCAATCAATCGGCATCATTATTTCATTACCTGCTATCTCTAAAACAATCGCCGGACTACTAAAAGATTCTAGAAATATCAAAGGAACGTAAAAAAAGTCTGGCTCTTTTGGATCTGAATTATCTAATATACTAAATCTTATATCTTCTTCTAACTCGTCGGGTAGTTGCTGTAGATCAAGCGGTTGGTTTTCTAATGTTAATATTCTCATTTCCAATCCACCTTTTCTATTGTAAAGGGATACTCTGCTTCTTTGTAAAACTTTTTACGTTGAGTCAGATGTCGCTTCGCAAACTTACATGTTGATGTAAGATCCCATATTTGCACGAAGTCTTTGTCCTTTGCCTTTCTTACGCCTCTACCTATAGATTGTATAACTCTTACAAAACTTTTCCCAGGTTCAATAAGAACAAGATTGAAAATACGAGGAATGTTAATCCCAACCGCGGCTACTCCATATGTAGCAATTACTACATGATTTGTACCTTGGTTAATATCATCATATGCTTCTTTTCTATCTTTTAATTTAACGTCTCCTTTAACAAAAACGCTTCCAGGTATCTGCTCAGCAAGCATTTCACCTGCTGATATTCTGTCTACTAGTATTAGTGTGTTGCCTGATTCTTTTACATTGTTTAATAGTTTGCCTATATATTCTAGTCTTTGTTGATTTGTTGTTAAGTATTTTAATTCTGATTGATAATCTGTATGTGCTACTGTGTCTATTAACTGCACTACGTTAACATGACATTGTGATAGTACTCCTTTATCTTGAAGTTCTTTTGCACTAATTTGTCCTATAACAGGGCCTAAGGATGCATGTATGGACTCAAATTCGAACTTTTCTCTTGGTATAGTACCAGTTAGTCCCCAACGTATTGGAGCATTTTTTAAGTTACGTGTGAGTAAATTTTTAAGAACTTCTGCTTTTGCTTGATGAACTTCATCAACAATAACAGTACTAACACCGTCTAAGAACTCTGCAAGTGATAACACTGCTGAGCCATCTTTATGCTTCTTGTCAAGTATATTCAAACTCTGCCAAGTGCAAATAGTGTGCGTCTTTCCTAGTTCTTTTCTGTCTCCAAAGTATACACCTACATCAAGTCCACAGTTAATATAATCTTCTTCTGTTTGTGTAACAAGCGACTTGTTAGGTACAATAACAAGACTACGTCCATACGGTTCAGTTAAATGACTTAGTGTAGCAGTAGTGATAGTCTTACCTGCTCCGGTTGCGATCTGTTGCAAGCTCTGTGGATGTTTTAAAAAGTTATTAATTGACTCTACTTGATAGTCACGTAGAATAATATCTTCGCCTTCTGCTGGATGTCCTTTGGGCCATACAACTCCTAAGTCTTTCCAATAGTTTTCTGTAACAGGCGTAAAGTTTAATGTAATAGGATGACGTCTATCTTCAATGTCTACTATTTGTACATTATTTTTTTGTAGCACTTCACTAACAACATCAAGATGGTTGACATAGCCAGTACCACCAATACCAAAGAAAGCAACCTTTCCATCCCAACGACCAAGTTTATACTGTGGCATGTATCTTGCATAAGGCACTTCAAACTTGAGAGCATTCGCCAATTTCCTTCGTACATCAACTTCTAGTCCTTCTAGTTTTATGTTTACTTCATCTTCGATTATTAATTTACATGATGCCATTTATATTATCTCAAAATTCTTACTTGCATATCTGTCTATCATTCCCATTTCATTATAATAGTGTATCAATAAATCATAATTTTCTACATATGCTTTACTTTTTGAAGCAGGCCCTAATCTAGCAAATGATATTGTCATTGCTGGTTTAAAGTCGCTTTGTACTAACGGTTTAGGAACTTTAGTATCTTTAATATACACTATTTTTGTATCGTTGTCAACTATATTATTAAGTTTTTTTGACTTAATATATTGATTAAAGTCTTTGCCAGGTTCGTCAATGTTATCTAATCTAAACAAAACACTTTGCTGTTTTGCTGGAATTATTCCATTTACTGCTTCATAGAATTCTTCTAACATATGTAAACTATCGTTGTCTAAAATTATTACAATCGGAAAACGTTTAATTTCGCTTATTGTATCAATAAGATTATATAAGTTATATTTTCTAGAGCTAACAAAAACATTAGGTAATTCTCTTTTAATTATTTTTGTTGTAAGTGGAGTGTAATTAAAAAGTTTTTTCTCAACTTCGTCTTCGTCAAAAATATGTAACCCGTAAAGAAAACGTCTATCATAATACAAAGCAAGATTATCATATATATTTCCGCAATCTTTTTCTAAATAATTTATTGCTTTTTCTGGTAAATTTTTAATTTGATAATCATATACACCCGGAATATAATTGTCTTTCGATTCGTTTATTATACTTAATTGATTGTACATATCAAGAAGTTGTTCGTCTACTGTAAACTTGTGTTCAAACTTTTTAACTACATTCATAAGTTTAAAAAGATATGTTTCGCTAAAAGGAAAGGTATGTACGTGTTCTTTATATCCATGATCTTTAGGATCAATTCTACGGAGTTCTTCAATACGATCAATAATTTTTTTACTAAATGGAAATCTTATCTTTAATAAATCGTCCTCTTTAATAAGCCAATGGCTTCGATCTATTTCACGTAACGGCATACGTAATTCATCCAAGTACATGCTTAGGTCTATAGAATTTTGTGTAAACTGCTTTGTATATTCTATTAACTTTGTTCTTACTAAAGAATATTGTCTATCAGTTAGTGCAGTTTTCTTTTTTAACTGTCTAGCAATACTAGTAAGAATGTTTATATCAGACTTTTCTAATACGAATTCAGGTGAATATACTAGTGTTTCGAGGCAATCTTCGATATTATTTACTTTAAACATGTAGCTATTATACTATATTATAGCAATGATGTCAAGTGTTTAATAGGTATTCCTTGAATTATTTCTTCAGTAGTCCATTCGGTGTGTGCGTAGTCATTAAGCCATTGTGTTCGATCTGGCATTAAAGGCTGTTCTATATCATGTAAAAAGTCTATGTCATTGCCTACATCATAAGCAAGACTATTATTGCTAACAAAACTAGGAACACCGTTGATGACAGAAT